ACTAGACAAGGCATAAAACGACTTGGGATATCTACATCATTTACCTGAGCAGTAGAGTCTTCTATTCTTTGCCAAACATAGTAAATAAGTTTGTCCGTTGAATTCTCTGGTGTTGGGTAAAGATGGATAACTGGGGTTTTCAGTCTTTCTAGCCAAAACTCAATCGGTCTAGCTTTAGTCGCTTTATTAGGGATGGTGATAAACTCATTACGATCAATTCGATCTAAAGAATAATCAGTAACTACTCCCCCCACTGTTTTTTGAATATATGCATCCAGGATATCTATATCATAAGCATTTATAGTATATTCATTAGTTCCTTCTGTGAGTGTTAGTTCTGCTTTAGAAACCTCCCACATCTGAATACCTCTGTTTGACCAATCGGCAAACATAATATTTAAAGAACGACGAGCAGTAACAGCATCATAAGAAGTACGAGCCTCTAACCCAGCAAGCTCGTAAGCTTCTTCTATTGCTGTCGCTACATCTAAATTAAATGCACGAGTTCCTGAAGTAGCCATTCTTAATAGCTTTTTCTAAATTCCGCTACTATTGTGTAATGATCGTGAGCAGTATGTCCGTGAGTTGTTAAATCAACATCTCCATTTATACCACTTCCTGCATTATTGGTAATACCGCCCCATTCTCTAAAGTCATAATAACCAGAAGAGACTCCTACTGCCGCACTTCCACCAAGGACAAGTGCAACAACATTTGTTGAAGCGTTCCATTCAATAGCAACTCTAAAACCTCCGATGTCATACCAAATTTGCGTAAGGACAACTCGTGTACAAGTTTCTCCTTCATTATTGGTATTTAAGCCAGAAACATCTATTTTAGCAACAGATGCTTCTCCCGAGCCATCGGATATATTAGTAAATTTATAAACTAGCCGTTTGTCATTATCTATAAGTTTTTGACTTGTAACTGCATCAGCCATAATTTACTCCTGATTAGCCTATGTTCATATTAATCAATGAATACTCAGTGCTTGCTGAAACAGCCATAACATCGCCAATTTCCGTTAGGACATTATCGGTTGCTGGTGCAACTCCGCCTGCTGTACCGCCTGAACGAACTGCTACATTACCTACAACTAAAGTTCCTACAGTCAATAGTGATGCTGGACCTTTAACAGTGAACCAACCATAGTAGCTTGCTGTCATATCAATAACAGTAGCTCCCATGATAGCACCTGTTTCTGCTGCTGGTGCAACAATTAGTCCTGTGTTTGGATTAGCAATTAATGATAGTTGCGAACTGGTTGTTAAAGCAGTTGCTAGATCATCATAACAAGTAATCACGATTGATGGATCGGCTGAATGATCGTGTGCTGGATTAGATTTTACTCTAAGCATTTGACCTTCACCATTTACATCATTAACCCACAGATAACCACCTGCGTATTGATTAAGTGTAATATCAGTACCGCCTGTTTCTACAGAAATTGCAGTTTCACCTGCGGCTACTGCTGCGGTTGCTGTCATATTGGCGTGATCTGAAACAATTGCTGCGTGTTGTACTAACTTACCCGCAGTTACTGCTGTACCACCATTTTGCATATAGCGATAAACATTATTGCCATAAATTAAAGTAGAACCTAGTTGAAACAACTCTGTTGAACTTTCTGCATAAGGATCAACAGTGTTTGATTGACTGCCACCTTTACCAACTATTAAGTCGGCAGGTCCATATCCTGTTGCCTGTGTATATTTAATGTGCTCACCCGCATCAGTAAAGATATTACCATCAGAGTTGATAACCAACCCATCAGTAATAGCTCCTGTGCTTGTAGCTACATCAATGGTTTTGAAACCATTTTCGGACCGAACTGGTCCAGTAAATGTTGAATTTGCCATAATTAAGTCTCCTTAATAACTCTATCGTCTTTGGCTTAGTCTGCTAGGTCAGTCGATAGATTAATTTACCCTAGTGTGTTTCATTCTATCTCATCTATTTCAAAAAGAAAAGGGAACCGAAGTTCCCTTTTCAATATTCACCTAAATGAACTATGCTCCTGGTGAGCCAAAAATGCCTCTCCAGTCACTCCAACCAAAGCTGTATCGTTCTCTAGCTTTGTATCTTACATTTCCAGTTTCGAAGTCACCTTCCATGTTTGTAGATACGGCTGTTCTAACGAAATGTTTAAGTCCGTTAGGAACGTCAGTTTTGATAAAGAAAGCGTCGGTATCTGTCAGATAATGATTAACGACATAGCCTTCTGAGATCATTCCCATATTTCTAATTGCGTTAATATCATTGTCAGATGTTCCTACACGACCTGGAGTTTCCATAAGTCTATCCGCTACGAATTGCAAGGCAGGTGGAATTATTAATTTCCGTGCCTGTGCATTGACCTTTAAGTTTCTTTCATCTTTGAAGTCAGCAATATCAATTAAAGCTTGTTCAAGTGAAGTTTCATTAAGGTCAGCAGCAGTAGATAACTCATTTTTCAAGTCAACATTTGCAACAGTAGGATGGTCTGTAGCACAAAGCTCTTTTCCATCACCGCCAACATAAGATGAACTAAAAGCATTGTTAAGAACGTTAGCCGCTTTAACTTGCTTTGTTTGTTGCATCGAACGTGCTAGTGCTCTTGTGTAACGAGAAGAAAGAGTATCGTAGAGGTTATCTTCGATTGCTTCTTCTGTTAACGCGAACGCTAGTGCGATTGTTTCATGAGTGTAACGAGATGTCCAGGATTCTTGAGCTGTGTCATAAATGACTGCGGCTCCCTCTCCTTTAGTCGGTGCTTCACCAAATCCACTTAACATTACTTCTTCCTCAAAAGCTCTTTCGGAACTTTCGGTGTCGAAGATGTCTTCGTGTTCATTATTATATTTCTCATACTCTAATCCAAAGAGAGCATGGAGTCCAGGAACTAGTTCTTTGACTAGTTGTGCTCTGTTAATCGCCATTGTTTTTCTCCTTTAGATTAAACAGCAAAAGTGTTAGTAGGAAATGTAAAGAGTCCTCTCGCATAAGCCCCTATTGAGTTGCTTGGTTGCGAGGCGAAGCCTACACATAACGCTACACCACTTGATGTTGTTGCGGTTGCCCCTTCCTTAGATCTGCCATTAGTGGTACTACCAGCAGTCGTTGAAAGAGTATATTTAGAGCCGATGAAACTTACTGCTGGGGTTCCAGCTGTAAATTGAGCCTCATAAACGATACCAGGATCGTTATAAACGAGGGCTTCTGCGTCGTCGCTCCCTAGAGTCGCTGTGTCGGCAGTCCAAACTTTAGAAAAAGTTGGAGTTCCGTCAGTCGCGGTATAGTATACCCCGTAAAACACACCTACAGGAGTACCAGTCGCCGTGCCTTGAATGACATAACCGCTAGATAAATTAACCACATCACCCGAAAAGATTGATGCGTTAGTTGCACTTGCGATTCTCATTTTAGCAGGACGAATAACACCACCGTACATATGGTATGCGGGAGTAAAACCATCAGGTTTATCTGTATTAGCCATGATTATCTCCTTTGCTTATATACATTGTTATTATTAATCGTTCTTATTAGTAGGTTTACTACCAAAAGCAACCTTAGAAGACCGTTGGATATCACTATCCTTAATCGGCATTCTTGGGTCACTTTCTCGCATATAGTTTTGATCGACTCCTTGCATAGCTTCTTTTGCTTGACCTTGAAAGTAAGCATTTCGCTCTGCAGCGGTTTCAACTGGAACTTTAGCGAGAATTAATCCTCCAACACCTATAACTCCTTTGTTACTGCCACTGTCAACAGTAGGGGCTTCGAAGTTAGGATAATCTTCTGCTCTCACAGGCTCATATCCTTCTCTAATACGTTTTGACATATTAGATTTATCATCTTGTCCTCTTGTGGCTTCACGTATCCACCTGAATTGGTATCCAGGAGGAGGAGTTGGTGCGTCTAACATAGACGGGGGTGTCCAAGGGGTTCTGCGAGTTTGAGAGGCTCGTGACTCTGCAGACCGTGAGTTGCGGTCTGAAGTAACTTCTGTGTTTTTAAATTCATCAGTCATGTTATACTCCTTCGATATGCTTAGCATATTCTTCTAATGGCACATTTAGTCGTTTAGCTATTGCTACTTGACTTGGTGT